CTGTCCGCTTCGTCACGAGGATCTTCCCGCAACGGAGTAGGCTTCGTTGGGCTTCCACCCTGTCGAAGCTGGCTTTGCCGTGAAATCTTCTGAGTCTGTTGTTTCAATCGTTTCTTACTCAATTCGTCCGAGAACACCATGTCGGCAACTCGGGCAACCAACTTATCGTCGAGCTTGGTTGGACGACCCAACCGCTCAAGACCAAGCAACTGGGCTTTGACAGCAACGTGCAGATCCCTGCGGCGCTCCAGTTCCTTTGCCGACTCGCTGCCTGTCTTTCCGAACAAATCAGAATGACCAAGAGAATCGATAAAGTTGTCAAATTGCCTTTCTTCTTCCTTGGCACTCACTTCCATGAAATGAGACTCCAAAGCCTCGAGACGCGATTCGTAATGGTCGCGCATACGCTCGAACTCATTCACAATCTCGTCATCATAGATGTCTTTGCTCAACGAAATTTGATACCGACCGTCTTTTGGCTTTTCCGCCTCAGAATCGTCTGTATCCGACTCTCCATTTTTGACAAACTGCCCTTTTTCATTGCGAGTCTTATTCGACTCACCCTCAACCGTCGCTTTGCGTCCGGCTTCAAGAGCTGTCTTGTCAATCAGGCGCAGAGCCCTGCTCAACTCCTCACGACTGGCAAAATCAGACAGGTCCGATTCATCAATGCCATACGCGGCAACCTCGGCTTTCACGTCATCGTCTACCCAATCAGGAAACGACGATTCATCACCGGATAACTCGCCTTGGTCTAATTCCTCGGCGGATTCACTGCTGGCATTTTTCTCAGCAGATGGCTTTGTTGCTGACGACACTTCACTAACAATCTGTGCGTCAGACTTTGTTTCACCTTGTCGCTCGGCCGCAACTTCTTGAACGACGCTTTCAGCGTAGGAACGGATCTCTTCCGAGCTCATGTTTTCGTTAAGGTCGATTTCTTTACTCATCACCGTATTCCCCGTTCTTAATTAGTTGTTTTTTGCGATGCAGGATGTGCATTGGGTTTTTAGCTCGCATACGCTCGCCAACTTCACCTAACATACGCTTTGAATCATCAACTCGCTTGCATGCCATACAGCAAAATCGTTTTTCTGGATCTCGTGTTGCAACGCTTTCACCGCATGTCTCACAAAAAAAGAAACGAACAGGACGCATAGCTGTCGCTTCTATTGCACACAATTGTGAGCAATATTTGCGTGTTGCTTTTTTAGCCACAAACTGTTTATTGCAATGTCCGCATAGTACAACCTTGCGTTTTGAACACCTTTTGAACAATGCCACCGGCAATTCTGGATGACGAGAATGATGACACCGCCAGCAAAGAGTTTCTCCATTCGAAAGCTCGTATCTCAAATCTGGAGCTTCGTTCCATCCTTTAATGTGATGAGCCTGCAGCCCTTCCGTTGCGCCACAATCAACGCATTTCAAATCTCTCTTGACGATCTCTCTGGACCACACACGAAACTCTAGTGATCTTCTACCAGCATTTTTTCCTGACCGCCTTGCAATCCCTCTCGCCGTTGCACTGCATTTGTTTGAGCAATACTGCACATTGCCTCTTGGGCGATCTTCTACGAATTCATTCCCGCATTGCTTGCACTTGTACGACTTGCGTGGTTTTTTGTCGCTACGGATCTTACGACCGTACCGTTGACACTCTCTGCTGCAAAACACACCTTTTCCAACATCAATATTAGACTGTTTTGCTAGAAAATCTTTTCCGCAATGCCTGCATTTTTTTTGAACTAATGGCCTACGTGGTGATCTGATTTTTGGATATTCAGCCATCAGAGTACCCTCCCTCATTATCAACCAATCCCCTCATCGAAAGGAATTCCTTACGTGCTCGGCGGCTTGTAAAACGAATCTGACCGCTATCCAACACAGCGGCGCCTTGAATTCTGTGTTTTTCAATCAACTGCCGTGTTTCGCCAACCTGAGCTCGCATCACGCCGCATCCTTCCGAAATAAGCGGATTGTGCTCGGTGTACGTGTTCGCAGCCATAGAAGGCGACTCGAGCCAATCAGCCTTTCGAGGCATCAGCTTGTCGAGCTCTTCGGAAGTAACGACCTTACCTTTGTACTTGTGAACAACTCCTGCCATTTTCTACCCCTGAGCCATTGCGTTGCGTTGCTGAGCATTAAGTTGAGGGTTTCCACCCATCAAGGTTTGAATCAAAGCGTTATTGCGAGCCTGTTCGGTTCCTCCGCCGCTCACATTGCGACGAATCGTCTCTCGAACAGTGTGCGGAGACTGACGAATCGTGTTCTGATCGCCACCAAGCATGTCCGATGGATTTGCAAACGTAATGAACCGCTTGAACTCTGGTCGATTCTTCAATCGTGCAATTTCGTCGACGATTGCGGCTGCATCGAAGGTTGCTCCAGACGCCTGGAACATCGGCCAGAGAGGCGCGATCTCGCGAAGAACCTGGAATAGCTCCTGGAGGTGCTGCTCCGGCGTCTTGAACACCATGGAGTACGGTTCAACTTTGAACTCGTAATCCTCGAAGTCTCCTTTTCGATAGTTCGGTGTCCAATCGGACGACACTTGAATGCCGCTATTTTCAACCGGAACAGATGTATGCAGCTCAAGAGTCTGATCCTCCCACATTAAACGACCAAGATCCAGAATGCACTCCGAAGCAAACGACACAACTGCCATCCGCATATCAGCCACATTCCTCGTCACGCTTCCATGGATAAGTTCTTCCTGACCAACCGTCGACGCTTGGCTCCCGAGTCCGCCCATCGCTTGCAAGTTTCCAGCGAAGCGGTCGTACTCTCCTTGCAAGAAAGTTGCGAGTGCCATATCTCGCTGATCAACTCCGCCCATCTCAAATTGCTTGATCTGCTCTGGGCTTGTCCCTCGCTGCCAACTGTTTCTTTCGGCTGTTCGCAATCTTTCTGCATCATCTGCCATGTTTGGAGGGTAAACGTTCACAACGCGGTGCGCGTCTGAATCATCTTCCATGCGACGATGCAATCGATTCTGCAAATCGTGCATCCCTTTCAAATTGATCGCTGGAGATGTCGGTATCACATTGTCTGGAGTGTCTCCAAGCGAAAGGAACTTGTACGGTCCAGCTTGGGAACCAATCCACTCTCTTTCGATAAGAGGCGGCAAATCCTGGTCGCAAGCCATGGTCACGATGGAATTGTTCTCGGCAATCCAAACGTCCATCAGCCAAACCATATCCTTCAAGTCATCATCCTCGGCACTTCCATACTCCGATGCGATATCTCTGACTGCACCCGTCGAATCGTGATGACTTCGGCTTGTTGGCTTGAGCTTGTCTCGAACCTTCTTGTTGTACCCAGGCTCGTCCATCACCTTTTCATAATCAGCTCGGTAGCGATGTCCGCAATACCGCATCTTACTCAGCTCTTTCGCAGGCATGTCCAAAATCAAGTCGTCGAGAGACACTCGGTTGAACCATGGCTCGCCGGGATCCAGCCAAACATCTTCTTCGGACTCGAGAACGCCATGAAACCTTGTGTCGGTGTCTCGCATCATCACGACACCACAACCAAGGCAAAAGAATGCATCCATGACAATCGCTCGGAACGTTTTGTCGAGCGACATATCGCCAATGAGCTTATTCAAGTTCACTTCAAAGCGGCGAGCGAACGCAAGATTCTCCATTCGAGGAGTATTTACCAAGACCTGCGGATTGTTTGCAGCAAGCGCGACAGTGTAGATACGCGCAGTCTGGTTTATCAGATTCACCAGCGTCTTGTTCTCGGCGCCAGACTCAGCATACCAAGAACCAACGTAATCTTTGATCAGTTCCTTTCGAACTCGACGAAATGGCTCCAAGGAATCTCGAGACGCCTTGATCGCTTTCAGTAACCGAGCACGTTTTTCGTTGTTTGATAAGTCTAGCATCAACGGTCGGAACAATTGCGGCGTTTCGCCAAGTTACATTCCGACCGGGTTTTAACTCCGATCAATCAAAACCAGCCGACAACGCGTCGGCTAGCTCTTTTTCGACGAGGCAGGCGAAGACGATTCGCTTGCTTGTGTCGATACCGAGGACTGCCCCGGAATGTTTCTAAAAATCGATTTCGCATGAGCAAGGTTCAAAGCCGCTTGCGAAAAATGCAAAGCCTTTTGCCCATCCTGGCTCGCTTTGACTTGATCGCACATCTTTGCAACAGCAGCATCAATTTTTTCGTCTAAGTCGTTGTTCATTTTTACAGGTTCTAGCTCTGTGGAAAGTTTAGTTTCGCAAATTCGCCGAAATGCTCCCTCGCCATCTTATCATAGCACAATGCCGCCTCCAACTCGGTATGGAAATACTGCGTGTATTTTTTATCGCCAACGTAAAGCGATGCTGTCCAAATTCTCGGGCGTTCAACTGATCGTTTCGACACTCCCTTGAACCTGCTGAATCCACCCGCTTGCTTCTGCCGATTCCTTCCGTTTTCGGCAGGAGTGCATAGTCTTAGGTTCGCCTTCGTGTTATCTAATCCATTTGAATTGATGTGGTCAACGTACATTCCGTCGGCAGCATTTAGTAGAAATCGATGCAACAATACCGCCTGCTGCCTTCCTCGTATCCGCTGTTTCCTTACAGCGTAATAGGTGTTTCCTCCTTGCTGCGCACACCACTTGTGCTGCATAACCAAATCAAGGTCTTCCGCGTCAATTGACGTTACTAAACCTCTAGTTAGCTGTACCTCAACGCCGCAATTATGTAAAATATCCATCGCCGAACCTCTACGTTAGGTTTGTCCACCGCCCAGATGGCTGACACCATGCTGGGCTTTTTTATTGCAACGGCTACGATTTATCGTCGCAGAACATCCTTAATTCCATATCTAGGACTTCCTGGATTTGATACACGACGATCTTGCTGCTCGCGCCATAAAAACGAGCCATACTCTGGATTTTTGCCTTTTTCATCACCACTGTCAACTTTCTCGCCTGAATTGTCCGTCGAGTAGACCAGCCAAGCACCTGCCGCGGCAATTGCCCTATCACCGTGGTTCTTGTCCGTAGCACCCTTGTTTTTAGTAGGTGCGTGAACAATCTTAGACCCTTCCCATTCGTACTCTCCGCACTCAACTAGCATATCGGCCGATCTCGGAATGTACTTTCCCTGCTCCATGGCTAACGCGAATTGCTCGAACATGTCCGCCTTATCCGCATCGCGACACGGGAACCCAGGCTTACGACTCTTCTTCTGCGATCCAAGCTGCGTCACGTTTCGATAAAAGATGTTTCCGTAGTACAAAACCTCCATGACCTCCTTCGCGAAACCACTCGATACACCTGAGTCTTCCCATCCAAGTTTCGCTTTACGCATCCAAAGACACAAGCCAACGACGATCCTTGCGAACGGACGAGGCTCTAGCCCTTTAATCGTATACTCGAGAACTTGCTCGCCTGTTCTATCGTCGATACCAGACGCAATCGAGTTCGATGCGTACGCTCCTGTTCCTCCAGATGCGATATCGCACGCAATCGTAAACGGACCAAGCGGAGGGCTGTCATCAATCCCTGGCTTAAACCAAAGCACAAGAGGACCATCTTCGCGTTCAATCAAACCTTTTAGTTCTAACGTCTCGCTATCAAAGACAGGTGTTCCTTTCCACACTGGATTCTTCGAATGCGTCTTCTTCATGCGGTCGAGCAAATCGGAAGTGAACACCTTCCCAACAGCTCCTTTCGGATTCCTATCTAGCTGAGACGCAATCAACTGAGGACGAGCTGTCTTTCGCAAACATCGCATGTCGTACCATGGCGACCGCACAACGCCTTCGTACTTAAAACCTTTCTTCTCGAGCAAATCACGCAAATCAGGTTTGCTTCGATGATACTCTGCAACCGCTTCCGCATCTTCAGGCTTGATAGCAACAGGCTTGTTGTCTGTTACGATGTACGAATGCTTCGAGTGAACGGGATGATCTTTCCAATCGAGGACAAGATGCCATCCGCCCTCATCTCCCTTCGCTTCACATGCTTCGTGAAAAACGCCCTGGTCAATATACCTCGCTGAAACAAGCCTCAAGCACCCAGTCACATCGTGTAGCGATTCCATTACGGCGTAGTCTTTTCCACCAGACACAAAGTCTTTCGCGCCGGCTTCGTCCATCGTGAACACTGTCGCTCTACCACCAGCAGCAACGTCTTGCCCTGCCGAGTAACCTTTGAGCAACGAACCATTGTCTTTGTTCTCGAACGTGTGCTGGCTCAAGTTTCGCTCATAGTTCGGCTGCATCCAAGCTGGAAGCATGTTGATTGCAAACTGCACCTTCCAAAGAACAGTGTCTGAGTCCGTCTTGCTATCAACGAGGTCCGCGTTACGTGTCACATATCCAGCCGAGAACATCTTGTCGCAAAGCCATCTTCGCAAATCAACCCACAGATATCCAAACGTACCTCCCTGAGCTCGAGCCTTGTCCACCAGAACGTCCAACGTCTTCTCGTTCTTCGACGTGTAATCAATCGCTTCATCGAGAGCTCGAAACACCTTCTCTTGATGCGGATACGGAATAAACGGAACCACTTTGAACTTCGCCCGCGGATCGTACCCGTAGCAATTATGAACTATCAACGGCTTGTCGTTTGCGTCTAAAACAGTAAAGCACTGCCTTGGGCCGCAATTCAAGAGGTCGTATACCTCCGAGACCTGTTCGCTGGCATCAAAATTTCGACCGGAGAAAATCCATTCTTTATTCGATACGAAACTGCTGGGTGAGTTAGTCCAGTACGATTCATAATTTCGTAAATCGTCATAGGACCTTCTGATGTTTCGTACTTTTTCATCGTTCGCTGCCGTTGGTTTTTCATTTGCTCCGACCATGTTGCCCATCGGCAATTGCTTGGTTCGTAATTTCCGTCGTTGTTTATTCGGTCCAAAGTCTTGTCGTCTGGCGGATCTCCCATGTCTGCATAAAAATTCTCGAACTTCATCCATCTTTTGCAAACAGTGATTCCTCGACCTCCGTAGTCTTTCCATCTTGAATTTCTGGGGTTGAAGCATCTCTGCATCATGTGCGACCATCTGCTGAAAACAGAACTTTTGCTTTTCCCGTGAACAATCTTTGATGTTGCTGACTTGCAACCGCAACTTGTGCTTTTTCCTCCTCGAAGATTGTCCCCAGAAACTGTCAACTCTTTCCCGCACCTGCACTGGCAAAGCCACGCTGCTCTTGTTGTGTTTCTGTAATTTCCATTTCTTTGAATAACCTTCAGGTAACCGAACACTTGCCCGGTCATGTCTTTCAATTGCTTGCTTCCAGCCATTTTTTGTCCAAATCTTGTGGTCAGGAGTAACATCTATTTCATAGGCAAATATACTTCGCTTACGACCTTTATAAACAGATCCTCCTTGTGAAACCCAATCGTTTCCGTCCCAAACTAAATCAAGTTCTGTAACTTCTTCAATTGGGACAGGACCACGATCAGTTACAACTCGAGTCCCTTTTCCAATACATGCTGCCGCCATGAAGAAACAAACGTCATCCATACACGCTTGCCAAAACGCATTTCGAAACTTGATGTCTGTCAACGCACGCTCTCGGCATCGAATTCGCCACTTCAAGTTTTCTATAGGATCCTTCGGAACCAAATCGTAGTACAAACCGCTCATCTTCTTCGCCAATCGAGTTAGTTGGTATGGTTCAAGTACGCTTGAGCAAACCACACAAGCATCGCAGCAACCAGCATCCAAAATAAACATCCGCCAGCGTCAGGCTTCTCGTTACTCATGCTATCCATTCGATAAAGAACGCCATTTCAAATTCTTTGACAGCCTGTCAAAAGACGTGAACCAACAAAAAAGAAAGGGGCACGCAACAAATGTCACGCGCCCCTCTAGGAGATTTGCCCTAAGGCAGAGTGTCCAAAAACTATAGCTTCGCTGAATTGCCATGTCAAATCTATCGCAACAAAGCCTCTCGCAAACTCATCACCTTCAGCCTAGCTCGCAACGTCGACTCCGGAACGCCAGCAAAATCAGCCCACTCGCGTATCGACATCCTTTCGCCATCATGCTCGAGCCCACATCCACCGCAGCTTCGAGTATGACCACTTCGAAGATGATCCAACCGCACCACCGGCGCCGCACCACACGAACATCGACACAAAAACATTCGCTTCGTCCCTACCTGCGGCTCCTCACGCACTACCACCAAATCACCAAACCTCGCACCAACCGCTATTTCCAATCGTCGCATTTTCGAATCTCCTCAATTTCAGCTTAACGAGATTCACCCTTAAACGCAACTCTATTGGTTTTTTAGATTTTGGCTGGTTACTGCGCGCTTGGCTCATACTTGGCTAGCTGTAGTGCGCGGCGTTACTGTAAAGAGTGGCTAGAAGAGAAATAAGAAACATTCCATTCTTTGGAAACCGGAGCGCAATGAGCCCTAACCCGGCTCACTGCAAAGCCAAAACCCCATTCTTCGGAGCCACCATCGCTTTACTTCGCCCTCCGCGTTTTTATCGTGGTGTCCGACCATCCGCCTCAGCGGACCCTATCCACGTCTGGAATGCACATTGGAAGTGTACAACCAAAGTTGGTTTGCTAGCAGCTCCCAGTGACCACAACAGCCAATAGGCTCGACGGGCTAGCCCCGTAATTACGTGCAATCCCCCCATTTGTGGCTCAAGGGGGATTGCGATTGTGCGACAAAAGAGACGGCACACAGATAACCGCGCAAGGCGGTGTTTCAAATTTATGTTTTCATGCTCTTTTGTCTGTACCAGGAGCCACCCAGGTACCGGAATACTAACCCGGCGCCGCAACGCTGGCAAGAGAAATTAAAAAACTTCCTTCGTCTAAATGGAAACGTTACCACCCAGATAAGATCGTATTCACCCGGGCGAGACTGCATTCACCCGAGCAACTTTGCCAAAAGCATCAAAATCCCTGGAGAATTTGAAGTTTGACAGCGTGTCAGCACTTTCAGCCAACAAAAATGCAGGGACGTGCGGAGGCAACCACGTTTCGCACTCCCTGCTGCACCGATTGCGGGGGAAAATGAAGAAAACCCGCGGCTCTAGTGCTCACCGCTCAAAACACTAGCAAACCACGCTACACCTTGCAACACACTGGAAACGTTTCCACCTGCTAACCATTTGTCAGCAACCGCCACAAAAAAGCGCCAACATATAACAGATACTCTACTTCTCCCTCGCCTTCACCACCGCCAACTTCACTCCCAAACGCTCACACACCAGCTTGCACCGCAAAATACTCACCTTCTCGGACGCCGCATCTCCTTTGCCAGCCAACAAAATCACCGCTGGCTTCTTGCCTGTCCAAACCGAGTACAAAACCGCTTGAGCAGGCGCCTCCTTCCACTTCTCACACCACTCCACCTCCACAGCATAATCACGACTCACCAAATCCGCCCTGCTGCCATCCTCCAAAACCACCTCGCGATCGCAGCCGTAACGCTCCGCCAAAATACGAGACTGCTCTATCTCGCCAAGAAACTCACCACCAACACAAACCATAAAAAACAAACCAAAAAACATTCGCTAGACCTCCTCGAAACAAACTCACCAACCACTGCCGTTAGCCAAAAACTAACGCCGTTAGCATTGACCCGAACACGCAATTGAAAATGAAATGCGGCGGCAAGATGATATCGCAAGGAGTCCCGTCGCGCTTGGGTGGGGGTCTGGTTCGGTTTCCGGCCGGACGCATCGCCGGCACCAAAACCGCGTTTTGCGAGCCCGCTTCAGCCGCTCCGACGCACCGAACGCAGCCCATAGACGCCGCAACGCCGATCAAAACCGCATAAAACAGCCACGCCAAGCCCTCGCAGCTCGACACACATCACGCACAGCCACAGAAAACCACGCTCATCGACGCCTTGAGAGAGCACGCCACACGTACGTCAGCACCGATCGACAGCCGGATTCGCATTTCACCCAGCGAATTCACACGCCGACGCCGAAAGTTTGACAGCCTGTCAGCACTTTTAGCCCGCCAGCATCTCGGCAAGCATACGACGCACTTCCTCGATCGATTGCTGCTCGCGACGGATCTCTGCCTGCTCGCCCTCATTCGACGCCGTAGCCTTCGCTGCAACGTCGACAAACTTCGCGTATGTCTTGATCGACGTCTCCAGCCAGCCCAAAGCCGCGTAAGAAGGAGCCGGATTCAATGCACGAGACAAATCCACCACGACACGCTCAGGAGTCTCTCTAACGCATCGCAACCGGTTTGCCTGCACCCAGCTCACCTCAGCGCTAAGAGGAGCGTTAGGAGGAAGATCCGGCCACGTAGCAGGCAATTCGCCAAGGCCTGTGACAGACAACTCGGCGTCCTTGGCGCGGGAACGGAGCGACGACGATGCCGGCTCGTCGGATACCGCAAGGATGGCGACCTCCCCCGGCTGTTGGTCGTTCTTTTGCAACTGGCTTTTTTGCGTTTGCTGCAGGTCTGGCGGTGGCTGGCTTGCTTGTTGCGTGATTTCTGTTGTTCGCTCGCTTGTTCTTTCGTCTGTTGTGTCCTGATTTACAGCGTCGAGTGGCGGGAAGCGTTTATTTAGTTCGCTGTACGTCCAGTCTTGCGCAGCCTCTTTCTCCAATCCGTTTTGACGTGCTTGGCGCATCAGCTCGTCACGGATTGCTACGGCTTCGCCCCACCGTTTTTCGCGCAGCAAGCGTTTGTAGACTGTGAGTTTTAGAGGCTTTTCGTTCATCGTCACTCCGTGCAGGCGCAAAGATTCCTAATATTCCGCTCTTGTTTATCGACGCAGCAACCGAGCCGTTTGGCTCCCGAACATGGCATCCGCCAAGCCCCTCGCGTCTAGGCCGCCGTGGGATTTTCGGTCTGTAGGCTGCCAGGATTAGGTCGCGTGACCCTCGACAATCCTTTGGTCTGTGCTCTCGCCTCGGACGCTCGGCAGGACTGTACGCCGCGTTGAATTGACTTACAGATTAATCCATCACAAACACTTTTTCCAGAATTCTTTCAACATTGACCCAAAATAGTATTGACCCACCGTCGCAACACACGATGATAGACATAGACCCGCGAACACAGCGGGATGGACCCATATCTACGAAGGATAACACGATGACGCAACACTTCTGGACAATCTCCCAAGGACGCCGATCACACCCAATTTACGGATGGGTGCAGACATGCCGAGTACCAGGCAAGACACCCTCGGCAGGCAATAAGACCGTTTGGCACGCATACAACGCGGCCGGCACCAGGCTGAACAAGGATTTCGACAGCGCAGAGCAAGCCAAGGCAGCCCTTGAAATGGCGTACGTCACAAAGGATGACAAGCCCGAGCCAGCTTTGCCCAAGCCTAAGAAGGCTGCCAAACGACCGCTCAAGACAGAGAAGTTCAGATTCCAGAACGGAGCCCTTCTCAAGTACGACGCCACCAAGCACGCTTACGTGCACTGCTACAGCAGCTTGTACGCAGAGACGATGGAAGACGCTATTCGGCTCTACAAAGACTCGCTGGAGCGTAAGTAATGCGACACAAGATTATTCAAGCGATCGACGAGACAGAAACGCTATTGGCTAAAGCAATGTCTTACTCACCCGGATTCAGGAAGCCGGCGCAGATCAGCTACTACGAGGCACACCTACGGTTTTTGCGAGCAATGCTTGACGGCCGTAACGCGGAGCCAGCAGTGGCGGACAATGCAAACTGGGATGTCATGCAATGCGAGATCGACGCCAAACTAGCGATCAAGTAAGCCGAAACGCCCTCGGGCGTCTGTCGCGCTGGCTACGCGGCACTGACGAGGCAGCCAAAGACAACTAGGAGTCGCAAAGATGACCAATCAAAACAAAGTCACTGTTATCAATCTAGCTCACGAAGTTTCCGATGCGGCTGTTGAGCGAGTCAGGCGGCTTGTTGATAACGTTCTTTCTCGTAATCCAAACTGGAGTGGCGCTGAGATCGAAATCGAAAGAGACGATTTCACGTGGGTGGATTGCAGCGATGAATTGGATGGATCAATGCTTTTGGCTAGTGTTGTACGTGCGATCGATGGCGAGCGAGACTAAATGAACAAAGACAAAGGTGATGATCGGCTCTCGCTGCGACTAGGTGTCCTGCGAGAGCCGCTGCTGCGTCGAGCGGAGTCGGTCGGGAAAACTCCCAGTCAGCGGCGGACAACGCAAGATGGGATGTCATGCAATGCGAGATCGACGCCAAGCTAGAGCACAAGTAAGCCGAAACGCGGAGCAATCCGCGTCCACATGGGAGGCTCCCGTGTGCTGATGAGGCAGCCAACACCCTCTGATCTCTCTTTCATTGAAAGACCAGTTATGAAAACAGTCTTCGAAACCCGATTCGCCAAAATCGGCGAAACAGCCGAGCACTACCGGTCTGTCAGAATCAACTCGACAGAAGAGGCAAAGAAGTGGGCAGCGATTCATCTCACCGCGTACTTTGCAGACAAACTTGACCAAGAAGAATTTCTAGTTATCACGCTCGACACAAAGTATCAGGCGCGACGGATTATCCGCATCACCCGCGGAACACTCGATTCATCCCTCGTCCATCCGCGAGAAGTCTTTCGTGCAGCAATCGCCGATGCAGCAAGCGCGATTCTGCTTGCACACAACCATCCTTCCGGCGATCCAACGCCAAGCCGACCAGACATCGAAGTAACGAACAGGTTGCGAGAGGTTGGCAGGGTAGTGGGAATACCAGTCATAGACCATCTTGTTGTCGGCGATCGGATTGTCTCGTTCGCGGATATGGGAGTCTAAGACAGTTCGGACACGAGGAGCTGCCCGAGGCTCCAACTGCCCGCGCTGTTGCGGATTCAAACAACCAGGAGATTGACAATGACAACCATCTACACCCCTTGGGGACAATCACAATCGCAACGCAAGCACGCTGATGGCATCGTTTTCTATTCGACAGCGAGTCACGGAGGCTTTCACTTGAGCGACGATCGCTACGCAGAGTTCTGCAAGATCGCCGAGTTCACTAACTTTCCGCAATGGCTTGAAGAGGACTGCCAAGCCGTGCTGGTTTACCTGCGATGGCCCGAACTGGCGACCGACGAACAAATCAATTCGGGAGTGACGATGGCGAGGCACGCGCAGCAGTGGGGAGTCGCATGGGAAGCTATCAACGCATGGCTAGACAGACCATGCCAGTCGCACATCTTAGATCGATCGCAAAAGCACGTTGATGCGGTCAAGCATCTTTGGGAGCGACGGAGTTTATGGACGAGCGGAATCCCAGGAGCATGGGGAGTCAATTTCCGTCGCGAAGATGAAACCAAAACTGTCCTGATGGAGTACCCCAAAAAACGGTACTACACCGACGAAGAGCTGCAGGCAGCTAATCGAGAGACAGTTGCTAACTACATCAAGAGTCTTAGCATTCCCGACATGCCGCCACTTGAAGTCACAGCAAGCGAATACACCATCAAGAGCGTCAAACGAACGGAAGCGTTTCTAGGCGAACTTGAAGATGCGATTGTCAGGGCGAAAGAAATCAACTCCGAGTATAGCCCTGCATTCGGAGTGCAGGTCGAGAACAGCTCGGGAGAAACCGTCTGGGACTCCGAAGAAGCTGCATACGACGCGCATCACGAGTAGGCAAAATCGATTTTGTGACATCGTGTCACAAAACTGGAATGATCGACTTTTCAAGGATGATAGTCATGTCAAAGCGAATTTGGATTGCGGTTGTTTTGCTTCTCTGCGGATGCGCAGGGCAGCGAGTACGAGTCACAGTTACGCGGGCTCATGGTGAGCCAGCAGTCAGCATTGAAATCGAAGAGATAAGGAATCATGGCAGGTAAACGCAAGAATCACCGGAGAGTGAAGCTGCAAGACATAAAAGCCACTACACGAATGCTTCACTCTGAACTGTCACCGCAACAGTCCGCGCTTAGCCGGTACACATACAAGCACGTCGGGCATTACGTTTGCGAAACTTATGAGCAATGGGAAACCGGTTTTCTTCGAGAACGCAATCCTAATGCCGAGCTAATCATCTGGATGCGTATTGCAGCAGTGATAATGCACTTAAAACCACAAACAACCGATAAAACAAAACAGCTAATAGCTGTAATGTGCATTGGTAAACCATCTCCCGAAGTCACAGCAGCTTGGGAGGAGATCAAAGAAACGGCAGGCAATCATGTCTACCAAGCAGTCGAGGAATTTAATCAAGGAAACTATTAAACATGAGAGTAGGCCGGCAGAGTTCAAGCCACGCAACCGACCGTACTATTGCTAGGGCTCAGGGGGTTTAGGCTGAGCGCGGCGGGATACTTTCCCGCGTACCCAAGTGAATCGATGCAACCAGCACATCGAAACACAATCATCACCCTGCTGGATGGAGAATTGCTATGAAGGTTTCAATCGAGAACAACGAACTGGTTATTCGCATCCCCGTCGAAAATCCACCACAACCAAGCGCATCAGGGAAAACGTTGGTAGTGGCTAGCAGTCGCGGCAATGTCAAGACGGATGTCACCATCCAAGGCAAGCCAATTACCATCGGACTGAACGCTTACATCGCCAAGTAAGCTTTCTTGCTGTCATTACGCCGCCCGTCATCGTTTGGCGGGCGGTCGACAGCAACACGGCTTAGAATAAAGCAGGGGAGAGAACCATGCCGGTTTTAGTGCTCAAGCGCAAGACGAACGAATCTATTACGATCAACGGAAACATTGTGGTGACGATATTGCGAACTGGGCGAGGGATTGCTCACGTCGCAATAAACGCACCACGAGAAGTAGAGGTGATGCGAAGTGAAATTCTGACCAAGAAGGAACAGCACAATGCGGAAGCAATCGTACATCAGGTGGATGATACTGAAGGATCTTCCAGAAGTGATAGAGCTAGCCAAGCAGACGACGGAGCCAGTTTGGACGGAACGGGAGTTACGCAGCCAACTCAGTCAACGTGACACCATCGGCATGATTGTCGAACGCAACGATAATATCGAAGCCTTTGTTATCTACGAAAGGCATCCTACTCGATTGCACATCCCCAATTTTGTTGTTGGAGAACGATTTCGAAGGCAAGGAGTAGGCAAGGCTATCATCGACAAGCTAAAAAACAAGCTTGAGCCAGACAGGAGGAATCGAATCACCCTCACAGTGTCGGAATCCAACTTGGTCGCGCAGCAATTCCTAAGAGCAATGGGATTTCGAGCGGTTCAGATCATTCGCAAACCATACAGCGACCGGGACGAAGATGCGTACTGCATGAGATGCAGCGTGTTTTCGGAAGTCACATCAAAACCATAGAGTAACCAAATGAACACAGAACAAAACAAATTCCTTCTTCCTGCTACCGAGGGAAATCAACCATCTCCATGCTTGTGCTGCGGTCCTCGCCTGTCACATTTATGCGAAGAGTCACGTATCGCTGTCGGACTCGGATTCGCTGCTCTTACAAAGAACGGCGAGGTCATTTGGCAAGAAGACAATCACGAGTGGAACGACTGCATGACGGTCGCGCAGGCTGACAAGATCGCTGCTGCAGATCCTCTCAACGATTGGCGCATCGTCCTGCATGGACCATTGCGAGGACAGACATATCAGCGCCACGGCGACATGAAGTGGGTCTTAGTAGAAAAGAACGAGGGATTCGCATGAGCAAAACACAGCCCCTCAAATGGCACGGAGGTAAATCTTATTTGGCACAGTGGATAATCGAGCACTTTCCAAGCCGAGACGAGTACACGCACTACAACGAGCCCTATGCAGGCGGTCTTTCTGTGCTTTTCGCGCACGATCCAGAAGGTAAAGCGGAAGCTGTGAACGACCTGAACAGCGACCTTACGATATTCTGGCAAGTCTTAGCGCACGAAGAGTTGTCCGAACGGTTCATCAAGTCAATGTCTTGTGTTCCGCTTGGCAATCTAGGATTCGAGGCAAGCAAGGCGATGACACAAGCTCCGGTTGTCGCTTACGAATCATGGGCAGGCATGGCACTACACCGTGCTGCCGCTTTCTTCGTCCGCTACAGACAATCTAGGCAAGGGCTAGGAAAGGACTACTGCACGCCAACAACAAGAACCAGGAGGGGTATGAATGAGAATGTCTCGGCTTGGCTATCTGCTGTCGATGGATTGCCAGAGGCTTGCGAACGACTGCGACGAGTTGAGATTCGAAACATGGACGCCATTGATTTCATCCAAGCTTACGACCACGAAAAAGCATTGTTCTATCTCGACCCACCTTATCTGCACGAAACTCGCGTTACGAAGAGCGACTACGAGCACGAGATGAAGATAGAAGATCACTGCCGTTTGCTGGAATGCTTGACGAAGATCAAAGGAAAGTTTTGCTTGAGTGGATACCCGAGCGACTTGTATCAGAGATACTCGCAAGCAAACAACTGGACTGTTGCGCATCGAGAGATAGACAACAAAGCAAGCGGCAAGAAATCAAAGGATAAGAAGACCGAGGCTATCTGGAGGAATTACCAATGAAAAACAAAGATGACATTTTGGTAGCTATGGTGATCGCAATGATAATCATGGCTAGCATAACATGGTACTCCGTATGGAGCATGAGCCGCCTGCACAGTCAGCTTCGAGAATCTGACGTGCATCACAATAAACAGTGGCTAGGTCGCGAACCTTCTCGGGAAGAAGTAACTAAATACATAGAGAGCCATAACGGCTCGTCGCCACCTGCAAGCTGGTATCCTAACGGAAACCCTTGGCGCAACTTCACAGCAAAGGAAACAGATGAATGGATGCAGTATTATGAATACACTCCCGAGAACCGAAAGAAGTGGGCCGAGGCAGGCACACCAATGAAGTTCGAGAAACCTTAGAAGAACGGATTGAACAATGACAAACACGCAAGCAAGAGCACACGGCTCGGACGAGTGGCACGACTACGGGGATGTTTCGATGTACGAAGCAGCGAGGCGAGAAGCTGTTAAGACATCACTCAGCGCATTCGGGTCGGCTGAATACCGATGGTGGATCGAATGGTGGATCGAAGTACGCCACGAGGGAGATAGCACTGTTCCGATGAGGCGCGTTCAAGTGCAGACGAAAGTAGTTGCAGAGATAATTGAGCCACGTCAAGGCGCAGACTGACAAAAGAAAACAGCCGGCGCGAGAAGCAGATTCGCGCCGGCTCTTCTTGTCGGGCTCTACCGACACTTACCGCCAGGACATCCAGAACGCACCGGCATCACAATGTTGGTGTACACGCGGCTTCCGATTCTTGTGGTAGTTGAACTCGACCCGTCGCTGTGATACCCGTAGGTGAATCGACCAACGCGGTGGTACGTTACGGCAACGCTCTCTCCGCCAATGCGATACTGGCCATACGTGAACCGACTGTCGCGGCGAGGGCTCCACAGCTCGCTCTGGATGACATCCTGCGCGGAAGCCGACGAACAGAGTACCAACGCCAAAACCAAACTTGCAAACTTCATACTATCACTCCTTGAATGGCTCCAGTCGCGTTAGGAACATCCAAACACAAAACACCCCACGCGACGGGGTGAACATCCTACGAGAGCATTGTACTCCCGCTACTCTTCTGCCGAAACCGACTTTCGATCTTGAGCGAACTTGAGCAAATCGTCAGGCTTGATTCGCCACATAGCACGCTGCGCGCCATCTGGACGAACATCGATTGCCGGCAATTGCTTTGCGTCAATCCAAGATTGCACCGTCCTGCGATTGACTCGCATACGAACAGCAACGTCTTCCACTTTTAGTAACTGGTCACTCATATACGCTTGCACCTCCTGCAATGTAATCCTATTAGGTGCCCCTGGGTTGGTCAGGTTCAAATACGCTTTAAGATCGAAATCGAACAATCTCCGTTCAGCCAAGACAGCAAGCTGTCTCGCTTCCGGCCACTGTGCTGCAGATCCTAACTCCTCGTGGCAGAGACGACAAACCAGAAGCAAACCGCAGCGTTCACCAAGTAAAATTGCGCGACATGGACCACGTTTGATTTCATGCACGTCCAGAACGCCACGAGCACAATCGCATATTTCGCACTTCCAGATTTCTGCGCGTAGTCTGTCACGAACAGGCTTAACTTGCCGCATCAACTCTTGCCGCTTCTTGCTCACTGGACGCATAACAACTCCACTCCAGATATTCCACGGTTTAGACGGGCTGTAATAGTTGACTTGTGAATCCCTGTCTCGCGAGCCCACTGTGATACGGTCATAGTTCGATCGCCGATTGTTACATGACGATTGCGAGACGTATTGTTGTTTTGCACTACCCGCGTAGCCCAGTAACAATTTGATGGTTCGTAATCCCCGCTAGACTCTCGACGCTCGATAGTGTGTTTATCAGGACGTTCACCCATGTCTTCTATAAACGCTTCGAATGATCGCCAACGCTCGCACACCCGTACGCCTTTACCGCCGTAAAGATGATAGTTTGCATTGTTAGGATTGTCACACCTACGCCACATCTGACACCAGACCTTGTAGACGCCTTCCTTGCTTCTTCCGTGAGTTCTGTTGACAGGAGGTGGATTATCTTTTGATAAACAACCACAGCTTTTCTTACGTCCGGCTGTTAGCTGCCCATTCACCGCAGTCACTTCATTACCGCAATCGCACAAGCATCGGCTAAGGCTATGCCCATAATCATCCGTTCCACAAAACTCTATAACTACGAGACGCCCAAATCTTGTTCCCTCTTTGTGTGTTTTCATTTTTGCCATGATGTCTCCAGAAAATAGCCCCCGAAGATGGCTAACCCAACTTTGCGGCAAGCAGCCGCAGAAACTTGGCATCTTCGGGGGCGTTTGTGTTAGTAGGTTAGCGACGGATATTGTATCACCTCGCTTTCTTTTTGCCATGAGTTTAATTGTCCTCCTCCTTTGGACGATACCCTAGCCATTTGCCGCACTGATTGCATGTTGTGCGAATCCAATTAGTTCGCTTTGGATCGGGAACATCAACCCACAGCGAACGATCCATCCAGCACTTGCAATCGATCGCGGGAATGTCATCAGAATGGCAGTCCATCATCTGGCTCGGCTCTTCTGGATTGGCTTTTGTTGCCTCCGCCTTGGCTGTTCTGTTCCTCAAACGACAAACTCAGGAACGTACCGTTCGCACCTTTGCGGATCCATCCTGAAATCCAATAGTCAGTTCCGTTAATGTTTGCCTTGCCTTTGTAGTCGGGATGCTTCTCCGTATTCTTCTTTTCATTCTTGGACAATGTGCCCTTATTGGTGTTGTCATACGCCATTGTTTATATCCTCGTTTGCCACTCGACTTGATTGCGTCCTGCGATTGTGGCAATCCTCGCACCGGACACGTAAACCATCGGGCTCGCAAAACAAACGCTCAACGAATCCCCGAACATCTTCAAAGCTACGCAGCGAACCGCATGGCTCTATATGATCGACTTGCACCTTCTTGCGAGGAAACCATCCTTCGCAATCGACGCATTGATACTCCCACTTAATCCGCTTGTTGTCGCTTTGGCTCGCTCGCTTGCACGCATCCAACGCCAGCCTTGCTAACGGCGGGAATCGCTGCGACATCTTGCGCAGACCACTTCTGAGGAATCCCCAGAATTGCGCCTCCGTCCACTCGCCACCTGCCCTGGTGCGAGGGATCTTCATTCGCTTGTTGCCTGCCATCCTTTTCGGCATCGGACAATTCCTATTCTCGGTTAAACGATTCCGCAAGCTCATCGACAAGCAATCCAACCGCTTCCTTGTCAAGACAGAGTGTAACGTACTTGATCCCATCGCTAACGGTGAGACGAGTCTGTCCGTCGACGGTGCTAATGTCAACATTGCCACTCTCGGAAGGCTTGTTGCTGTCCTCGACCGCTTGCAACACCATGTCTACAACTTCCTCCGCATGCAACTCCGACCAAACGTACACCATCTGGTAGCAAGCGTTTTCTAGCCCGAGGAAATGCCGGTGGTACTGCCCTGGCTCGCAATCGATTACGGGATCATCGATCGTCTCGCACTTTTCTCCGTGTCGCGGTCCTCCAATGAACATAACCATCCACTTCTCACTATCGGAGTCATCGACAGGCGACGATTCGCTGTTTCGCTTCTCAAGCATCTTGTCCGCGATCTCGTACGCATCGACAGCCACATCATCGGTCTTGTTAGTGGCAACCAACGCCTGCATTGCTCTCGCTGCAAAATAGTCCCTCAAAGATAAATTGCTCATTCACTCTCTCCTAAAAAAGTTGCATTAAGTCCAACCACAAACCACCCTTGGACAAAAGCTCTCGCATGTCCTTGTACGGTTCAGGAACCAACACCCAAGAGGCGTTAAGTTCCGAAGCCACCTTCTTCGCACCAAACAGACCTGGCCAACAAAAGGCACAGCCGCGACACGTCTTCAAGCAACTCGGAACAGATCCCCGACGCTCCGGAGCCTCATCGCGCTCGCCCACCACAATCACCTTTTTGGTAATGTTGCTCTTTTCGATCATCTTCTTGATGTACTCAGCTCCATGCGTATTGCTCGCTCGACCGATGGCGCAAAGACCAGCCGACTCGCACGCAGCCACATCGGAACCACCTTCGACAATCCAAAGAGGACCAGGACGACTCCACCACTCAGGAGAGTAGAACACACCGGTCGAACCACCTTGATTTGTTCTTTTCGATCCATCCTTGTATCGACGCACGAAACCGATGCACTTGCCGTTGCTGTCTCGGCTCGGCCAGCTAGAAAACTCTGCCTTGTTCCACTCGTCCCATCCGATTCCAACCCGAAGCGACTCTAACGAATCGACACTAACCGAAAGAGAATCGGCTACCGCGCATCGCTTTGCATGAGCCATAGGATGCTCAAACATTGCTTTGCATTCTTTTGTCCAGTCAGGTTTCTTTTTAACAGGCTCCTTTTCTGGCAACGGTGGCAATGGATTCTCAAGCCGATGAATCCACCCCATACCTCCGTCTCGACCTGTCGCGGGCTTGTCCGATTCAACACGCATACATCGAACTGCAGTGCCATCGGAAGTCCTGCCGCAGTAGTCAGGCTTGCCGCACACTGGACACGGCTCATGTCGCGACACTCTCTCCCAGGTGCTCATGCGTGCTCTCGCTCGTCGTACCAGCTACTAGCGGCATCCTGCAAGCATTGCTCCTCGTACCTGTCGTGCCAATCATTTTCGATGATTGCCTCGGCTATCTTGTCCAGCGCATCCCAAGCCCAATGGTCGGTCCTGTGTCGCGTTTCCTCGCCAACTCTCCATACGGTGACGTTGATAAAAGTCCACTCGGCAGAAGAGGACCATCCAGGGTATCCGCTTCCATCTGGATAATACCGCACCATCGGCTCGCATGGATGAAAGTCGTACTTTACCTCCACTTCGAGACTGCTATCGAAACCAAGCTCTTCAAGGATTATCGAGATTGTCCCGCTCATTTCCTCACCCTGTATGGATTGCCTTCGTCGCTGTAATCGTTCACGGTAAAGCCGTAGGTATCTCGCACCTTTCGTTTGCTGTCGGGATGACCATACGGAATCATCTTGTACTTTCTTCCAGCCACTTCGACTGAATCAGGAACTCGGAAATCGGTACCTTGCTGTTCCGCTATCTTCTTGGCGATGTACCACGCCTGCCCCCAAGTTCCTCCAATATGCCCAGCCTTGAAAAGTGCAATCAGCATTATCTCCTCGGAAGTCCGAAGTTTCTTCTCCGTCTTTACGTTCGACTTCTTAATCTCCCGAAGCTCACCACCAGTGAACTCTAACCCTTGCGACTTGCGCTCTCTAGCTGTCGGCTCATACCCGCATTGCCGGCACTTTCCGCCGCGATAGATAGCATTGCAATTCGGGCAATTGATTGTCGCTCTTGGC